AAGAAGATGACATAGAAAGATTTGATGATGATTATGGGAGGGTAAATGAACAACAACATTAAGATAGGATTTCAATGTAGTTCTTTTGATCTATTTCACGCAGGTCATGTGACTATGCTTAAAATGGAAAAAGAATTGTGTGATTATTTAAAAGTAGCACTTCAAGTAGATCCTACTATAGATCGACCAGGTGTAAAGAATAAACCAACACAAAGTGTTTATGAAAGATATGTTCAATTACAAGCTTGTAAATATGTTGATGAGATACTTGTTTATGAGACAGAATTAGATTTAATTAATTTAATTAAAACACAAACATTTCATGTTAGATTTTTAAGTGAAGAGTATAAAGATAGAGACTTCACTGGCAAACAATATTGTATTGATAATGGGATTGAATTATTCTTCCATTTGAGAAGACATCAGTATTCATCTACTGAAATTAGAAATAGAGTTTACGAACTTGAGAAAATTAAAAGAGAGGAAAAGGTGGAGGAAGTTATTGAACAGTACTCTCCTAAACTTTTAAAAAAGTATATGAATGATGAAAGCAAAGGAAACTAAATTAAAAGATGCATATCTCATTACAACTCCTCGTTATGATGATGAGAGAGGATTTTTTATTGAGTCATTTAGTCTTAAGAAGTTTAGAGAAGTAACTGGTGCAGTTGATGATTTTGTACAGGATAATCATTCAAAATCATCAAAAGGTGTTTTAAGAGGACTTCATTATCAAACCCAACATCCTCAAGGAAAATTAGTTAGATGCACTCAAGGATCAGTTTATGATGTTATAGTAGATCTTAGAAAAGGTTCACCTACTTTTGGTCAATCATATGGAGTTGAATTATCTCAGAATAATATCATGTTGTGGGTTCCTATAGGATTTGCACATTCATTTTATACACTAAGTGATTATGCTGAATTTGAATACAAATGTACTGACTATTATCACCCAGAGTCAATGGAAACTTTAATGTGGAATGATCCAGATTTAGATATTGAATGGCCATTTGATGGTGATCCTATTTTATCTGATAAAGATAAAATTGGTAAATCATTTAAGGATTGTTTTAAATATGAATAAACTTTCAGTTTATGGTGGCACTGGTTTTATTGGTGGCACTTTTTGTAATTTGTATTCTGATAATGTTCTAAAGATTCCTCGTGAGGAAAGAGAACCTTTATCAAAAGATATAATTTATTTTATCAGTACTACCACAAATAGTCATGTCTTTAAAGATTTACATATTGATGTAGATACTAATCTAACTGTGTTGATGGATGTATTGGAACATTGTAAAGATGAGAATCTTACTTTTAATTTTGTAAGCAGTGCATTTGTTTACGGAACAGATGTTATCGATGCAAAGGAGGATGATATTTGTGAACCAGGTGGTTTCTATTCTATTACTAAAAGATGTGCAGAACAGTTACTTATATCATATTGTAAAACATTTAATATTAAGTATCGTATTTTAAGAATTGCTAATGTTTATGGTGATGATAAAACTGTTTCATCACAGAAGAATGTTCTCAAGTTTCTTATTAGTCTAATGAAAGAAGATAAACCAATTACCCTTTATGATGATGGTATGCAACTCAGAGATTATATGCATGTTAGTGATATATGTCGTGCTTTGAAACTTGTTATAGAAAAAGGTGAAAAGAATTCTATCTATAATATTGCAGCAGGAAATCCTTTACCTTTTAAAACAATTATGGAAATGGCAAAAAAGTATTTGGGAAGTCAAAGTAAATTTAATTATATCGAATATCCTGAGTTTAATAAAGTTGCACAGGCATATAATTATTCTGTTAATATAGATAAGTTAACAAAACTAGGATTTAAACCATCTATCTCTTTTGATGAAGGGTTGCGATCTTTATGCATTTAATGTATAATACAAATTAAGGAAATGTTTTACTATGAGTGAATACAAAAAAACAGCATTAGTATTAGGAGCAGGTGGTTTCATTGGAAATCACATGGTAAAAAGATTACGTGAAGATGGATATTGGGTTAGAGGTGTTGATCTTAAAGGACCTGACTTCTCTAAGACAGAAGCAAATGAATTTGTCTATGGTGATCTTCGTGATGTAGATTTTGTTCGTCGTGTATTACAATACAAAGGAGAGCAAGGTAATTTTTATAATGAAATACCTTATAGGATGATAGAATCTTTTGATGAGATATATCAGTTTGCTGCTGATATGGGTGGTGCTGGTTTTGTATTTACAGGAGAGAATGATGCGGAAATTATGCACAACTCTGTAAAAATTAATTTGAATGTATTGGAGGAGCAGAGGAAGTTTAATGAAAGTTATGATGTAAACAAAACAAAAATATTTTACTCTGGTTCTGCTTGCATGTATCCAGAGCATAATCAATTAGACCCTAACAATCCAGATTGCCGTGAATCATCAGCATATCCCGCAGACCCCGACTCAGAATACGGATGGGAGAAACTCTTCTCCGAGCGTCTTTACCTTGCTTATAGTCGGAATTATTCTATGCCTGTACGGATTGCTCGATACCATAACATCTTCGGTCCTGAGGGAACTTGGCAAGGAGGTAGAGAAAAAGCACCAGCAGCAATCTGTAGAAAGGTAGCTTATGCAGGTCTTGCCGATACCATCGAAATATGGGGAGACGGAGAACAGACTCGATCATTCCTTTACATTGATGAATGTATTGAAGCAACTCGAAGATTGATGGATTCTGATTTCATAGGACCTGTGAATATTGGTTCAGAAGAGATGGTTACTATTAATGAGTTAGTAAGAACAACTGCAAGAGTAGCACAAAAATCTATAGGTAGAAATCATGTTGACGGACCGTTGGGTGTCCGTGGTCGTAATTCAAATAACGATTTAATTCGTGAGAAATTGGACTGGGATTATACAATGACACTTGAAGAGGGTATTAAGAAAACTTATGACTGGATAGCACTACAGGTAGCAAAAGAAGAATTTGAAATTCATCCTGATGTTGATGACTTAATTAATCAAAGAGAAATAGAAAAACTTAATAATAAAAAGAAATCAGAAAAAAATATTTTTGGAAAATTTTGGGATTGGATGGAGCAATAATAACATGATTAAACTTGTTATACTTGACGTTGATGGTGTGATGACTGATGGGAAAAAATATTATGACCGTGATGGTAATGTTGTTTTAAAAAATTTTTGTGATAAAGATTGGACTGCCATTAAACGTTTCCGTGCCATAGGTATTCCTGTTGTATTCTTAACAGGAGATCCCTTCAATGCAACCATATTGAAAAATAGAAACCTCCCCTATGTTGTTAATAGAGGTGATGGTTTTCATAGAGATAAAGTAAATTTTATTGATGATATTATTGAAGAGTATGAGTGTGAATTATCAGATGTAGTTTATCTTGGTGATGATTTATTTGATTATGGAATAATGGAAGTTGTAGGACATCCATATTCTATGGCAGACTCTCCTGCAATACTTCAAAATATTTCTGTGCCTCTTGTTTGTAAAGGTGGAGAGAATGCAATAATGCATCTCTTTGAAGATTTGGAAGAACTTGAAATTATTCCTAGAGTGCCATATGATATTGTCATGGATAAAATTTATGAACTTGATTTGAAGGAAAAATTTTAATGAAAGATATTTCTTTGTATGGACATCTAACTATTGATACAATACTAGATGGTAAATCTGAAAAGAAAACATTAGGATCTATTGGAAATGTTTGGAAGGCACTTATAGAATTAGATCCCTCTTTGAAGATAGGTCTTTCACCAATTGATATTGGTCAAGCTTTGATTTATATTGATCGTAATTCTTCTCAAAGATATTCTAAAGCCACATTAAATTTACAACAAAATAAAGTTGCTATCCACACATCAAAGATACATCATTTAATTTATTTGAATGAGATGACTATAACAGATTTCATACCAACTCTTCATGGTGTGATAACTGCCGATGTATGTCCTGGTAAAAATTTAAATAGAGAAATACTAAAATATGTTGATTACTTATTCATATCAGATGAGGATGTAGATGATTTTTCATCATTAGTAGATGCAACAAAAGGATGGGTTATTTTACATCATCCCACTGGTAGTACTTTTTCAAATGGAGACCATGAATATTTTTGGAAATTACCAGAAGATAAAATTCTTGATAACGTAAATGTGTTAGGTGCTGGTGATATATTTGCTTCCTGTTTTCTTTATAAATTACTACAAGGGGGACAAGACATCAATCAGTTCATTGAATTTGCTCATTTAAAAACCTCTGAAATTATTCAACATTATTCAAAATGAAACCAAACATTCTTGTTCCGATGGCAGGACTCGGAAGTAGATTTATCAAGGAAGGATTCAAAGTCCCGAAACAAATAATTAATATTAAAGATAAACATCTAATTGATATATCATTAGATTGTTTAAATTATAAAGATTGTAATTTAATATTTGTACTGAGAGATGAGCACGTATATAATCACCATATGGATGAACTTTTGATAAAGAAGTTTGGTAATGATATTAGCATTGTGGTTCTTGATGAACTTACAGATGGATCTGTATGTAGTTGTTTATTTGCTGAAGAATATATTAATAATGATGCTCCTCTAGTAATTCATACATTAGATATAGAATTCCGTCCAGTGTTTAATCCTCACGTAATGGAAACACTTGATGCTGATGGTTTGATACTTACATTTAAATCTAACTCTACGAATTACAGTTACGCTCAACTTGATAGAAATGGAAATGTAACTAAGACTGCAGAAAAGAAAGCCATAAGTCCTAATGCATGTGTTGGAATATATGGATTTAAAAAAGGATCTGATTTCTGTAAGTATGCTAAAGAAATGAT